TAGTTCTTCTAAACTACCTGCTTCTTCAACTAATGCTCTAGCTAATGCTTCTTGATCTCCTGCTAAAGCTGCTGATCTTGCTTTTTCTAAATTTAGGTCTCTACCTATTAATAATTCTGCTTCCAATTCTTTTTGGATAGAAGATTCAAAATCTAATAATTGACCAGCAGAAGAAGCAACCGCACTCATTTCTATACCTAAAGATTTAGCTGTAGCAACTGCTTTTGTTAAACCACCTTCAATACCCATAGCATTAACTCGAGCTAAACCTGTTATTTTATTAGCTTCATCTAATACATCTGATAATTTTAATCTGATACCAAATTCTCTTTCAGCATCTAAAACCCCTTTTGCTTGTTCTTTTTCTAGTGTTTTAAAATTTTTACCAGTAACCATAGCTAATTTAGCCATGTTACCTACTGCTTCTTCTGATAGGTGAAGTCTTTTTAATGTGTCCGCTGCTCCTGCTAAAATATCTTTATTAAATGCAATTGCAGTACCACCTAGCTCTTTATTTAGAGCCATTACAGTTTTTTTCTGTTCTTTTATAGATACAGCAGTGGATAAAGCTCCCCCACTGGTTTCAAACATTTCTTTTTTAAATTCCTTAGCTTCTTTTTTAGACATACTAAGGCCACGAGCAATTTCTGTGGTGGATTGATCTGCTTTTTTAAATTGATCAAATAAAGCACCAGCTAATTTAAATAAAGCCCCTGCTGCACCTAATCTAAGCGCAGATTTATCTATGTTTTTAAATATCTCTTTAGTTAATACTTTAGTTTTTTTAAAACCACTTATATTAGGGGACATATCTTTAATCTTTACAGCAGCATCTTCTGCCGCCTTATCAAAATTAAATATTTTTCCGATACCTCCCATCCCAGATTTATCAAGCAAACCTTGAATACCTGATGATATTTTTCCTACTAAACCTAAATCTTTTTCTCTTTGTTTATTAAGTTCTTCTTGTTCTCTAACTAAATCAGATTGAGCTCTAAACTGTTCTTCTAATTGAAATTTTAAAACTTCATTAACCTTAACTCCATTCCTTTCAAGTACTTCAATTTTTCTTAATTGAATTGCTCTTTGGTTTTCTAGCTTATTTGCAACTTTTGAAAGTTCTTTAGATACATCCTGACCTTTATTTATTTTCTTTTGGATTTCTTCTATTCCATCAAGTTCTTTTCCTGTTGATTTAATAGATTTAGTTAAATCATTAGTAAAAGATTTTGCAAAATCCTTAGTAATATCATCAGCACCCTTTAGTTGATCTTGAATATCAGTAGATATACTTTGACCTATAGAAGATATAGCATCATCTAAACTAGCTAAGTTATTTTTAAACTTATCTAATTCATCATTAGATTTTTTAATGTTATCTCCTAAAGCCATAAGGGTATTTTGTTATAAATATTAAAAGAAGTAATTTTACTTATAACTAGATTTATTTTGGAATGTAGGACGGTTAACTTTACCTGATGAGTCTACCATAGATTTTTTACCTTTTCCCTTACTTGCGGCTTCAGCTTTTTTATTTTGATCTTTATTATATTCATTTATTTCATGAAAAGTAAATTTACGAAGCCAAATGGGCATATTATATATCGTAAACCAGTCATAGCCTCCATTTCCATGAAAGACTATGTTATGTATTTGAGTAAATAAGTTTTTTCTGTATACTTGGCTATTTTCCAAAGTCAGGCCAAAAAAATCCAACCCCAATTGGAATTGTTTTTGTTGTTTCGCTACCAGAGGGAAAAAAAGTTAAATCTACATCAGGAGATATTGACTTAATATATTCTCTGAGGGCACGAGCATCTCGTGCCAGTAAGTATTTATCTACAAACTCTCGAATATCTTTTTTTTCAGTTTTACCTTCAACAGATAAAATCATATGTTTTAATCTAGTAGTAAGAGTAGGATCTTCATTTTTATTTACTTTTTTTAAACTATCTAATTCGCGTTGGATTTTTGTTTCATCACCGTGATTTAATAATTTAAACGTAATTTCATTACCTGAATGAGGAAATGTAAAGTTAAATTCATTTTTACCAGATTCAAATAATTCATCATTAATTTCAATATTATTTACTTCTGTTAGGTCAACTGTTTCCTCTACTCCTTCATATGTAAAATTATAATCTTTACCGTACCCTAAAATACGGGCTGCAATCATAATTGCATTTTTATCTCCAATTAACAAATCATTATAATTTATTTTGGAAACAATTAATGATTGGAATAGTTTATCTAGTACAGTTCCTTTTTGAATGTAAGAAGAATTAGTAAGAATATCTTCTTCTTTAGCAGTCATATATTTAATTTCAATTTTTCCTTCTGCTAAAGGAGAATCTTTAGAATATAAGTATCCTTTTGAGGGTAAGTCTACAACTTCGGTAGCTAATTTAAATTCGGCCATAATCTTTATTTATTAATAACGTTTTTGTGCGTTTATAAATATTAATTTAATAAACTTTTATTACATTTCCACACAATTTTTAAAAATATAATTTATTTGTTTTTGTTTTAGGGTCATAGTAATAATGTCCTTGAAATGTTATTCTTGAATCTCCTTCTTTTAATTCAAACCCCCCTATTCTATGGGATAACTTTGCTTCCCATATATGTAAAGTACCCAATTGGTATTCTTTAGTAGCAGGAATGCCTGAATTAGTATTTATGGTAATGGAATTGGCCTGACCACTTCCATGGGTACTAAAAGATGAAGATTTAGTAGGACCCGTTTCATATTCTAAATAAGGGGTAGTACCTTTAGATTCTATGAGGGCAACAAATGAATATATTTTATTAACATCTAGATTAGGGTAGTAATCTACAATACTAACATCTGTGTGATATTTGAATTCATTAAAGGGTTGTAGGTGAGAAGCATATACATGAAATCCGGGTATAGTAAGATCAGGTTCTAATTCAGATTCTGTAGATGTAATTTCTGTAATTTTATTGATGGTTTTTTTATATAACCAATAAAACTTTTCTAACAATACAAATTGGGTTCCTAAATTTATATCTTCTTTATACCCCTCTAATCTATATAAGGGGTCACCTAAAAGATATTCCGCCTTATATTGATCCCTTAAAACTTCTATGATAGGTGTATCTTTATAAGGTAATAAACCCGAATTCCTATATTGAGAGGAATGTTTCCAGTATTGTTTTAAACTATAAACTCCATCTTTAATTGAATTAATTTCAGATTGAGATAAAAAGTTTGAATAATTTTGAACCATACACTTAAAATAAGAAAAAGCTTGACCGAAGCCAAGCTATTTTCCAAATCAGGGGTGGGTAAAATTTTTAGAAATTTAAGATACAATAATCTGGTTGTACCGTTAATTCTATATTTTGAGCAGTATCTACAGAATCCCAATTATATTCTCCAAATCCTGCATTTGTAATAAATGCACCTTTAATAATCCATTCTGATACAATATCACCTACAGGGCCAAGTACATTAAAAGTAAGATCTTTCTTATAGAAATCACTATATCCATCACGACCAGTAACTGATTCATGATGTAAACGTACCCATTCCATAACGGCTTGAGCTCCAGATGGTGTAATTGGATCAAATAATGTTAATGAGATGGGATCCCAAACTGTTTTACCTTTTACATATCTTGATACATTAATATGATTTAATTCAACTGTACCTTGTGTTACGGATACGGCTCCAACTCCTTTTACTACATAAGCAGGAATACCATCCACATAGAGGATAAATCTATTCTGCTGTTTTGGCTCAAAAGCTGTGAAAAATATTTCGTTTGGATCTAATACTGCCATTTTATTATTTTATTTTATTATAAATATTTATCTTTTTTATTTTTATGCCGGGAATGTTGCTCCAGTTGGTAATACATTAAAATCTAATATTACAAATTCAGCTGTTTTAGTTGGTTGTAAGAAAATTTGTCCTACTAACTCATTCCTATCTATAGTTGATGCTGTATTATTTGTATCATCCATTACTACTTTAAAAGCATACAATCCTTGTCTTTGTTGTACTCCTTCTAAATAAGGATTAACTACACTTAAGAAATTGTTTCTTGTAGCAATTGTATTTTGTTCAAATACTAAGTTATCAGCTACACCTGAAATAAATCCTTTAAGAGATATTAATAATCTACGTACATTTACTCTATCTAAGGCACTAGCACGTTTTTGTAGGGTTTTCTGACCAAATACAACTACTCCACTTTGTGGGAATGTTGCTAATGGGTTAACATTTGCTTCATATAAAGTATCTCTATTTGTTGCGGATAATTTTCTTTCAGCTCTAACTACTTGGCCTAAAGCTCCTCTAGTTAATCCAGCAGGTGCAAACCATGGTTCGCTTGAAGCATCTGTAAACACATATACTCCAGGAATTACTGTTGAAGCTGGTGAGTAAACTAATTCTCCGGTTTGTGGGTCAATCATTTGAACCCATGGCCAGTAAGTTGCAGCATAGCTATTATCAAATGCAGACGCTGCTTGTGAAACTGATGTTATTGAGCTACCATATTTTACTAAATCCAATACAGCAATTGCATCACCTCTTTGAATTGTATTTGACAATAAAGCTGTTGTTTGAGTTGCGTGAGTTGCGTTAAGTAACCCAGGAGCACTAATAACATTATATTGGTATTCATCTACATTTCCTAATAGAGCAATCGCGTTAGTATAGTTACTACCAGTTAATCCTTGTGTATCAAATGCAGCACCATCTCCGATATTTCCATAAAAATTAGCAACACGTCCTGAAGTAGCTGTTGTTATATTTTCTCCACTTGCTCCATTAAATGAACCAGAAGCTACTGCTGGTAAAGAACCTGTAAATT